GCCGACGTCCTTGAAAATGCGCGTGACAAACGGCGGCGTCGGCATCAGGGAATCGTCCCGTACAGGATCATCTGCGAGGTCGAGGCTTGGTAGAAGCCCTTGCCGTCACTCGTCGCGTACACCGTGCCGAGCCACAGCGGCTCGGTCGCCGGAGGCGCGCCTTGCGGTTCGGTGAACTTGCGGCCGTTGGGGAACAAGTATACTTCTGCCGGATCGCGCCATGCCGGATCGAGCGACGCCACCAAGGTGCGCATGTCGATTCGTTTGGCAGTCGGGGCGCGCGGCGGCGTATACGGCATGGCTCTCTCCCGTGCGCCGCGTTATACCACATCAGGCTCGAGCGAGACCTCCTCGTCCTGCATCTTCACCGGCACCGCCTGCGCGAAAGTCACCGCCAGCGCGTCGCCGTAATCGGGCGACTGTCCGCCGCGCTTGCGGATCTCGTCCTTCGACTCGAGCTTCAGGCGCTCGGTCTTGCGCTCGTAGCCGTAGCCGGGCGTCTCGAGCGCGGTGCGCAGTTCCGGATCGTTCGGCAACACCGCCTCGTCGCGGATCCAGTCACGACAGCGCGACCAGATCTCGGCGCGCTTGTTCACGAATTTTTTCGGCAGGTCCGCCTTCGCGCCGAACTGCACCTCGACGACCGGGAAGCCCAGTTGCCGCAGGCGATCGATCACGCCCGCACCGTAGCCGCCGCTGCCGTCGATGAAGACGATGTCGGGGCGGTGCTCGCGGATCTTCTCGGCGACCATCGAGGCCAGCCGCATCGTGTCGGGGATCCGGTACGGGTAGATCGTCGGCAGCAGGTAGCGGCCCTTGCGCAGCACGATGACGCTCTGGTCTTCGCCCTGCCGCGCGACGTCGACGCCCATCAGCAGCGGAATCGCGCGCGGGATCTGCAGCGGGTCGAAGACCAGCGCGCGCGCGATCGCCATCGAGATCCAGCCCGACGGGATGAAGGCGAGGCTGCCGTGGATCGGGAACAGGCCGAGCACGCGCACGCGCACGTAGTCCGAATCGATGCCCCAGTCGTCGATCAGTTGCTGCAGGAATTCCTTGTTCGCCTTGCGCGAGTCGCGCGAGTCGACGTGCAGCGTCGTCCAGCGATGCGACTTGGATCCGAAGCACTCGGCGAAGCGACCCTCCGGCTCGGTCGGGTTGCCGAACGCGAGAAAAATTCCCTTTGTGGTAAATGCGCCCTCGGACACGTCCCAGATCGAATCGGCGATCGTCGACGCCTCGTCGAACTGAAACATCACGATCTCTTCATGCACACCGGCGAATGCCTGCGAGTTGTGCTCGCTCCACGCCATCGCCTCGGCGTACCACGTATTGGGCTTCCAGTTGCAGATGAACTTCGTCTGCGTCCACTCGAACTGCCAGCGGTTGGCGGCGAGCTCGTGCCACTTCGCCACCTCGCGCCATGTGCCCGATTTCAACTGCGGCATCGTGCCCGCGGTGACGCGCGACTTGTTGCGCGGGAAGCAGGTCTGGAACCAGATCGTGATCCACGCCATCAGCGTCGACTTGCCCGCGCCGTGGCCCGACGCGACCGCGATGCGGATCACCTGCATGCCCGCGCGGATCTGCTTGCCGAGCTCGTCGAGGATCACCGCCTGCCAGACGTCCGGCCCCTCCTCGTTTTCCAGCGGCGAGCCCGGCACGCCCCACGGGAACACCGTGCAGACGAAGCCCAGTGGATCGGACTGGTAGTGCGCAGTGAATTCGCCCCACGCCCTGAACTCGTCCTCGGTGCGCGGCTCCGGCCAGACTTCCTGTTGCTCGGCGACGACCGCGTTCACACCGGCGCGTCAGGCTCGGGCGCGTTGATCGGCTCGGCCACCTGCCGCCCGCGCTCGTCCTTCGCCGGGCTTGTGAGCAGGTTCGACGCCTGCGCCGATCGCGAGATCTGCGTCGCGGTCGCGCTACCCTCGATCGCCGGGCGCAGCGCCGCCACGCGCCGGAGCGCCGCCGACTGCGCGCGCGAGATCACGTTCACGATCATGTCGCCATGCACGACGTTGACTTGGTCGGGCGACACCCAGTTCTGGATCCGCGCGAGCAACTCGAGCGCCTGATGCTTCGGCTCGAGCTCGATCTGGCGCATGATCACCGCGCCCTTGGCGTTGAGGCGCTCGGTATACTTTCGGATCAGGCGGCGCTTCTCCAGCGGCAGCTTCTCGCGCATCTCCTTGAGCGACATGAAGCCGTCGTCGACCTCGACGCCGTCCTCGCCGACCACCGTGCGGCCGAAGTCGGTGATGTCCGAATCGATCGTCTGCAGCAAGCGGCGGATGGCGAGCTCGCGGTCGACGCCCGCCGCCTCGAGCGCGTGCTTGGCGAGTTCCTTGATCCAGATCCCGACGTACGGATCCTTCATCATCCGCGTGCCCGCGACATGGTGCGCCGAGGTCACGTCGGTGCCGGGCGCGAACACGTCGCGGTACGAGCGCGCCACCTCGACCGTCTTGAGCAGGTGATGCACGAAGTCGACCTGCCGCAACTCGTGCTGGTTGCGCGGCTCGTGCAGCGTGACCGGCTCGAGTGCTTGGGCAGGCTCGGTCACGGCGGCGACACCGCTCGGACCAAGGCCGCGTGGTCGACCGCCCAGATGCGCAGGTAGTCGAACGGCCGGAAATTCATGTGCAGCATGAACTCCTTCGCCCGCTTGCGCCGTCGCTTCGACATGCGCTGAAACTTGCGCTCGGTCAGCGCCAGCGAATGCGTGTAATTCGAGTGGAAGTTCATCGGAAGCGGTACGGCTCGACCTTGCCGCGCTGGGCGGCACGCGCGGGCCACTGTAGCAGAACCCTCACGCGGTTGATCTCGTGCAGCACGTCGAGGAACTGCGGCAGCTTCGCGCCAAACTCGCGCGCCAGTTCGCGCGCCCGACCGCGCAGATCCTGCAGTTGCTCTTCCAAGCTCACTCAGCCTTTTTGCGGCGCGTCCGCGTGCAGCACCGGCGGAATCTCACCCCGTGCGACTTGCTGCTGGTACGGCATCCACTCGCAGTAGATCCCCGCGAGCTCCTCGTCGCCCGGCTGGCGCAGCGGCACGTCGGTGACGGCCGTGAGGTTGCCCTGCGGCCCGAACACGGCGAGGTTCACGCGCCGCTCGTTGTGGACGTAGACGATGATCGCCGCCTTCGGCTGCTCGAGCGGCGCGGTGGTGGCCGGGCCGCGGAACCACACGATGCGGCCGTTGGTCGGCATGATGAGGGCTGGCGGCATTGTATACTCCTCTACTTTTTCACATTCTCCAGTTGGGCGAGGCGCTTGCGCACCCGCCGCAACTGACCGTTCAACCGCTTGAGCTCGCGCCGGTCGTAGACGATGTGCGCGAGGACCGCTCCGAGCACCGCCTCGGCGATCGAAATCACCGCGACGATGACCGGCGTGTCCACACGTCAGTGACCGCCGATCACCTGCATCACTTCGCGCGCGTTGATCAGGAAGGCCAGCAGGCCCGCGGCGAGCATGATCTCGCCCACGCGCTGCACCTTCGGGTTGCTCGCGATGAAGTACATGATCAGGCCGACGATCGCGAACAGCAGGCTCAGGTAAATGATCATGGCGTCACTCCTGCTGCGCGCCCGCGGGCGGACTGAACACGTACGAGCCGTGCCGGATGTCCGCGATGAGCGCGTTGAAGAACAGGTCGAACAGGTCGACCACCTGTACCCCGGCGTAGGTCTGGTTGCCGTTCGCGTCGACGTTGGCATTCGACACGGCAATCGCCTCGTCGATCGGCGTCGGCCAGCGCGGGTCGTAGTTGAGATCCTGATGCTGCGCCGTGCGCCAGCCCTCGATGCCCGCGCCGTACGCGCGCGCCAGCAGGCAGCCCGCGGTCAGCGACACCTCCTGCTGCTCCTCGAGCTCGTACACGTACGAGGTCGTCTGCACCTGCACCGACTTCGGCGAACCGTCCGGCGCGCGCAGCGTGATGGCAAAACCGCGCGCGCTCTTGGCCTCGTCGGTGCCCGCGTTGTTGCGCGCGAAATCCAGCGCCACCGCGATCGCCTCGGCCAGACCCCACGTCTTGCACTGGCCGTCAGCCTCCGGACCGGCCAAGTAGCCCGGCGGCTGGCTCGGGTTGATCGGCGTAAACGGTACGCGCGGCCGGACGGGAAGTTTCTGGCGAATCACCTGAACACGCATGTGGGTCTCCTCGAGGATGGATGGGACGTGCGGCGCGAGGCTACCATCAGGCCGGTTCTCGCGCCACGAGGCGTACAGCGGATCGTCCCACGCCGGGGCCAGCGGCAGCGTCGGAGGTCGATCAATTCCCGTAACGGTACACCGTCCAGCCCGTCGAGCAGGTGTTGCCCTCACACATCGTGCCGTGCGGCGCAAAGTAGTCCGCCATGCTGATCGTGAGGTAGTAGTCCGTGTTCAGCTTGAGCTTGCACTGCGCCTTCGTCCCCGCCTTGCTCGACAGGTTCACCGCCGTGCCCGGCGTACTGCACACCGTGCTCCCGCCAAACGTGTCCCCCGGCAAGGTGCTCACCGACAGCATCCCCTGCACCCCGTAACTGGTGTTCGACTGAAACGTCACCCCCGCCTCGGTTGAGCCCGTGTTGAACGCAAACGAACCGTACCCCTGCGCATTGACCGTCACCACCAGACCAAAGCCGAACTGCCCCGCGTTGCCCGGCCACGGCCCGCTCATCAGCCCCGAATACTGGTTGTCCCACCGCGCATGCAGGCTCGAATTGAGCGAGCGCACGTTCCCCGCGCACATCCGCACGTACCCCAAGTCGTCAAGGTCCGACGTGTTGTGCGCGTTGCACGCCAACGGATCCGGCGGCACGACCGGCGGCACCGGGTTGCTGCAGTTGCCCGAAAACGTCCCCCGCACCACCACGTTCTGCTCACCGTCCAACACGAATACCGTCGCCGTCACCGGCGTCACCCGGCACGGGTCCGCACTCTCGGGGTTCACCACCACCACCGGCCCCCCCGACGCCAACGCCATCAACCCAAAACACCCGATCAACAACACCGCCAACACGACCAGCACCACCACCAGCCGCCCCGCGTCCGCCAAACCCGCCAAGATCCCGCCACCCCGCATCACGAAATTGTCCCAGCCAAAAAAGGAGGAAACCGAGGAAAAAAAACCGCGCGGCCGGAGAGTCCCAGCACCGCGCGGCCAAAAACGCCCCGATGTTGGCCGATCAGGGGCCGACCACCCCTGCCGCAAACGCGCGCCGGTCCAAACCCACAAGGGGCACCCACAGGCCCAACTCCACGCCACGCGCATCGCAGCAACGCCGGAGTCTGCCACAAGGAGGGTGTTTTGAAAATACGCCCGCGATTTTCGGGCGGGTCGCGCTGTACTCAAGGGCATGGTGCTTTGTAAAGCCCGGCAGAGCGGGGTCGGAATCGGGTACGTACTGGGGCGCTCGGGATCTGGGCGGGGAGGGCGGCGGGCCGCGGCCGGGCTGGGCCCGAGCCGGGTCGAATGTATACTAATTAACTTTGTTGCGTTTTATACACGACCCTCCCGATTTGACATAATACATGTATTACACGGTATACAAACCGCCCTTTCGGGAGCCGGGTTGCGCGGCGCGTCGAGCATCAGGTCGTGGGTCTGCGGGAGAGTCCCCGCGTCGGGTAGGTGACCGGACCGCGCGACAACTGGCGAAGCGCGCGGCCCGGTCGGGCTGCTGGGGGGAGGGGAGACCGTCCTCGCCAACCGCCGAGGGTCCGATTCTACCCGGTGCCAGCGCCGGGCGCGAGGGGTATCGAACCGCCGGGGGTTACGTACCCTGCCGTGGCCAGCCGGGCCGTGCGCGCCTCCTGCGCCCGCTCGAGCGCCTCGTGGTCGCCAGCGCCAGCGCGCAGCCCCTCTCGGGCCGCGTAGACGGCGAGGTCGGCCTTGATCAGCCGCCGGATCTGCCGTTCGAGCGCGATGACCTTCGCCACGGTCGCGCGCGACAGCCGCTTGTCTCGCAAATTGCGCATTGTATACATCTCCACATTGTGTGCCGAGGGCTCGGCCGGGCTCGGCCAGCCCACTGATTCTACACGTCCTACCTCATCTCGGCATTCTACAATTGTATACAAATCAACGATCCTACCCTTCTACCCTTCCTACCCTGAAATTTCCCAAGGAGGTGTGTGGGAGATGGCGGGGCGCCCTGTCCTGTGGATAACTCTGGGGGCATCTCATTACACCCACACACATATAGATCATGAGGAAGTAAAGGAAGGTGAGGTGGATCAGGTAGTTGGAAGGGTAGGGGATGGGGTAGACCTTCCCTGCTACCTTGAGAATGGGGGTGGAATGGGGTGGGGGTTGCGGTGATATATCAGGCGGTGATATAATCCCGCGCAGGGAGCAACACAGATTCGGGGTCAGGGTGACCCATCCGGTAGGGTCGAGTGCATGCATCGCGCCGACGGGCAGGAACCACACAGCCCCCTCCTCTCAACACCGGCAACAGATCTCACCCCGGTCCACTGTCAGCCCACTCAAGATTCGCGGAGGGTAGAGGGCCGGGGCTGTGTGAACCTGATGGGCCCGCTTCGATGTTGAGGCGGGCACGACGGGATCACCCCGACCGGCATTTTGCCGCATTGTATACAACTGGAGAACCACCATGAACAACGTCAACCTGAAACCCGGCGACACCCTACCCAACGGCGCGTGCATCATCGAGATCAAGCGGCGTGCAGTCGGCGACAGCAAAATCGTTCTGGCCCACATGCCCGGACGCACACAGCCATTCGTCACGTGGGAATGCATTCGCTTCGACAGCTCGTGCCACTGGGGACACTACTTCAGCGTCCTTGACGAGGCCCTCGCAGACTTCAACAAACGGTGATTGAGTCTTGCCGCTTGTCGCCTCGCTCCTTGAGGCGGCATCGGGCAACACCCAACCCCAACAATGTATACAACTGGAGAACATCATGTCCTACACCAACCTGCATTCCCTCCCGCACTTCGCCTTCCATCAGGCCGACAACGGCCCGCGCCCCGCCAACGCCGAATACCTGTGGTCCGGCAAGCAGGCGCCGCCCGCCGTCGGTCAGAACATCGTCATCGCCATGAACGGCATCGGCGAGGCCACCGTCACCGGCTACTTCACCGAGGACGGCTGGCTCGGCGTCCGCTTCCGCGCGCACAACCCGCCGGAGTGGTACGTCAAGCAGAACGGCCGCGACTGCGAGGGCCACGCGTTCGGCGTCGAGATCCGCGCCGAGGACAAAGCGGCCGTCAAGCTGCGCCAGTGGCGCCGGGCCGAGCGCGCTGCGCGCATGCGCCTCGACTTCATCAGCCTGATGATCCGCACCACCTGCACGCGCACCGGCGAGCTCGCCGACGTCGCCGAGAACGTGCTCGACACCTACGCGGTGTCCGGCACCTACGAGCAGATGCGCTCGATGTTCGGCTCCGGCTACGACGACGCCAAGAACGACCACCGCGCCGACGCGATGATCCGCAAGTTCGAGTCGCGCATCTACCGCAAGGGCTGAGTCTTGCCTGCTCCCGCTTCTCACGAGGCGGGTCAGGGCAACGCTTCGTTGCCACAATGTATACAACTGGAGAACACCATGAGCTACGCAATGATCGAGACCCTCACCAACCTCAAGGCCCTCAACCGCGCGCTGGCCGATCGCGAGATCGCCGTCACGATCGCACAGGTTCTCGGCGCTGACGTCTACGACTGGCAGCTGACCATCTTCAACCAGCGCAGCGGCGACGCCGAGCTCGAACTGGTCGAGGATTGCCAGTCCGCCGCGCTGGCCGTCAAGGCCGCGGTCACGTGGGCCACCGAGCATGGCTTCCTGCTACCGCCACCCGTCAAGTGAGAAGCAGCTGCAGCGCCTTCCAACGAGGGCGCTGCGACGGCATCCCGCCGAACAGGAGACCACCATGACCCCTCTCAACACCCTCAAGCACCAGATCACCGCCGCCCGCAACGCCGCCCTGCGCGAGTCCATCGCCGACTGCGGCCGTCGCGGCGTCCACCAGTCCCGCGGCACTTGGCTCTGCACCGCCGACGCCGGTGGGCAGTGCGGCCCGCTGCCCGCCGCCGAATGCCACTTCTGGCGCGGCACTTGGCACGAGATCCGCGCCGCCATCGCCGACGTCAAGGCCAACCACCCCGGCGTGACGCACCTCTACGTGTCCGGCGGCTACGACCACGCCGACTCGGTCCGCGACTACCACGACGGCAACTACACGCCGTGGACCGGCACTTGGGACGTGCTGGTCTGGTCGCGCGCCAAGGAGGCCGCATGAGGACGCTCGCCATCGCCCTGCTGCTGTTCTGCGCGTCGGCCTTCTTCATCGCCTGCGCGATCGCCGTCAACCACTGAACCACTTTGTATACAACTGGAGAATACCGCAATGCCTGACTACACCCGCGAGGACAGCCTCAATGACCTCTACACCTACGAACAGGAGCGCGAGGATGCGCTCCGCAACGACGCCATGACCCACGGCCAGTGGATGAGCGCCGCGATCGCCCAGTGGGCCGGCGTCGAGGGAGCCTACCGCCCCGACGATGAGTGGGTGCTCTCCCCGTACGACACATGGGAACGCAACCCGCACTTCACCGGCGTCTCCTCGGGCCGTCATCCCGAGGATGACTGCGAGCCCGACGAGGGCTGGGACTTGGCCGACTACTCGACCGATCCGATCCCCTTCTGAGTCTTGCCGTTTGCCGCTCCTCACGGGGCGGCATCGGGCAACACCCACCCACAACTGGAGACCACCGCAATGAACGACCAACGCCGCAAGCGGCTCGCTGCCGCGCTCGAATCCATCCGCCTCGCCACGCAGCAACTCGAAGAGATCCGCGACGAGGAGCAGGAGGTGTACGACAACATGCCTTCGTCGCTGCAGGACGGCGACAAGGGCCAGCGCGTGCAGAACTTCCTCGACGAGATCAGCACGCTGATCGACGGCCTCGACGACCAGACGACGACGGTGCAAGACGCCGCCGCCAAACCTTGACATTGTATACAACTGGAGAATGCACCATGAGAGACAGCAACAACATCCAACGCCGCGGCCACTGCCAACTGTGCGGCCGCGAGCAGGCCGTCAAGAACGGCGCGATGGCGCACCACGGCTACACGGTCGAGCACGGCTACTTCAGCGGCGTGTGCCAAGGCAACCAGTACGAGCCGCTGCAGGTCTCGCGCACGATGGCCGACAAGGTCATCGCCGACGTGACCAAGCAGTGCGACGAGATGCTCGTGCGCATCGCTGGGCTGGAAGCCGGGACCGTGAAGCCTGAGAAGGCCAACGGCACGGCCTACGTGCTCAAGCATGGCGTGCGCCGGTACGAACTGGTGCCGTTCGACCAAGCCAATGAGTACGCGCAGGTGCTCGCGGTGCGCAGCGAGGTCGGCCAGCTTGAGCACCGCGAGCGCAGCGGCCGCGCCTTCGTCGCGTTCCTCGCGGGCGTGGCGGATGCGCGTCACGGCCAGCCGCTGCGCGAGGTCGAGCGCACGGCGGGCCCGGCACCGATCCTGCCCGGCGAGCGCCGCAAGCTGCCCTCTGGGAAGGACGCCAGAGCGCGCTACACCGACCGCGGTCGCGTGTACTGGGTGCGCGAGCCGGACGGCTTCCGCGGCTGGTCAGGCACGCAGTCGTGGCGCAGGTTCGAGGTTTCCTCCTCGGCTCCTCCCGCCGACGCACAGGCTGAGTGATGATGCCCTCAGTCGCCTCTGTCCGAGGCGGCTGCAGGCAGCACCGCTGCAACATTGTATACAACTTCCCTTTTTGGAGACCACCATGAACGACACGATCCAGATCCGCACCAAGCCGTGGCCGCAACCGACCGCCGTCGACGCCGACGCAATGAAGCCGCGCATCGTCGCGAAGACGCTGACCGATGGCTCCATCGTCTACGACGTGTGCATCCGCAACTACGGCACGACGTACCAGTTCGACACGGCGAGCCTGAAGGACGCCGAGGCCATCGTCGCGCTGTTCGACACCGGCGCTGTCGTCGACGTCAGCCACCGCTAAACCAACCGGAGACCCACATGCACGACAACATCACCGCTTTCCTGTTTGCCAACCGCGCCGACGGCGCACGCGTAATCGTCGAGCCGTTCACCACGAGCGACAAACACTTCTGGGCGCTGCTCGTCTTCCGCCAGCGCGAGGCGATCGCCGCCTCGGGCAACACCCTTGTCGACGCCCTCGACAAGCTCGACGCCGAGGTCGCCGACATCCGGCACAACGAGATCATTGCCGCGGCGCGCGCGCAGGACACCGCAGTCCAATGATCCCGCTGCCACCCAATGTATACAAAACCACAACTGGAGAAAATTCAATGAGCATCAACACCCCCCGCTTCTTTCAGATGATCGACATCGGCGCAAAGCCGCAACCACTCGAGCTCATCATCGATGAGAAGAGCCCGACCTCGCAGGCGATCGCGATGGAACTGCGCATCGCGCACGCAGCGCCGGAGCTTCTCGCCACGCTGCTCGTGATCGCACAGAGCCCGAACCTCACGAGCGACGTGGCGTTCGCCCGCATCACCCTGCGCAGCATGGGCCTGTTCGACTGCCCGCCCGAGGATGGCACCGCCAAGCCGTGGGACCACTTCGAGCAGGCGCTGGCGCTGACGCGCAGCCAGTCGAACATGCGCGCCGACATCATCGCCCAGTTGCGCGAGGCGCTGGCCGAGGTGCTGCCGGTCGCGGACGTGGGCCTTGAGGAGCACGCGGACGACGTCCACGAGCTCGACGAGGATCGCGCGAGCTTCGCCAAGGCCGAGGACGACGTCAAGAACGCACGCGCTCTGCTGGAGCGCACCAAGCAGTTCGAGCGGAAGTAATCGACTGCCCCTGTCGCCACGCTCACGCGAGGCGGCAGCGGCGGGCTAACGACCCGACATTGTATACAAAACCACAACTGGAGAATGCCATGAAAGACAACTTCAATACCATCACCGGCTTCGATGGCTCGACCATCAAGCTTCACTCCCGCGTCGAGATGCACCCCGGCACCGACTTCTGGATGCGCGGCGCGCGGTTCGGCAGCGTGGTCGCGCTCAACGGCACCACCGAGAAGGTACGCGTAAAGCTCGACCGCATCCGCTCCACGATCTTGGTCGACGGCACCGCCGTGCGCAGCATCGACGAGCCCACGCTCGAAGTGGCGCATCAGACCAAGGTGCGCTACTGCTCGCACTGCGGTGGCGACGGCTTCGAGAACGCCGAGGGCGGACCGTGCCGCGCCTGCTGTCCGGACGAGCGCCGCAAGTGGCTCCTCGATCAAGGGAGGAGAGCATGAGCGCCGTCACCGTCACCAAGACGCACTACAGCCGCCACAGCGACCGCGAGTTCGAGGTCGTGTTCCCGGCGCGCTACGAGGTGTGCGATCGCTGCGATGGCAAGGGCACGCACACCAACCCGGCCATCGATGGCAACGGCATCAGCCCCGAGGAGTTCCGCGAGGATCCGGACTTCGAGGAGGCGTACTTCCGCGGCGACTACGACGTGTCCTGCAGCGTGTGCCACGGCAAGCGCGTCGTGGAGGTCGTCGACGAGCCGCGCCTGAAGGGGCGCAAGGCGCTGCTCTGGAAGGTGATTCAAGAGCGCGAGATGGACGACGCGCGCGAGCGCAGCATGGAGCGCCAGATCATGTTCATGGAGAACGGCGGGCGCTGGTAGGTAACTTTGCTCGGTGCGGTGTCAGAGACCGCACTCGGCAGCGTTGCTGCATTGTATACAAATCCCACAACTGGAGACCACCATGAAATTCCAAATCGATCTTCCCATCCCCACCGACTACGTCGAGACCAGCCACTGCGTGCTGATCGCGTGGCGCGCGTACAAGGCCGCGGGCCTCGCCACCGAGGCGAACGTCGACGAGATCGCCGCCGCAGGCAAGGATCTGTTCGAGCGCACCTGCCGCCAGCGTGAGCGTGCGAACGCGCGCAACCTGCGCCGCAACATCCGCGAGAATGCCATCGGTGCCGATCGCGCGCGCCGCATGGGCATCTTCTGCTGGAACCCGATCGAAGGGAACCAGAACGTCGGCCGTCGCGTCGTGCTGATCGAAAGCTGGTCGCGTGACTGCGACTGCGCGGAGTCGACCAGCCTCGTGGCGTACCCGGCGACCACGCGCGCGTACGCGCACGCGTTCGACCGCATGGCCGAGGATGCCGAGGGTCCGTTCCATCTCAACATCCTCGCGCCGAGCGACGTGCCTGACGTCGAGGTCGGCGTGCGCGATCGCGCGCTCGAAGCGTTCGAGGACGGCCACCCGTGGGCGATCTACTGATGACTACCAATCCATTCAAAGACCCGTACATGCAGGGCCAGTACACGGCGGCACGCCGCGCGTACGACGTGCGGCACCCGAGCCTGTTCGTGAAGGGCAAGCGTCGCGAGCGCGGGAGCTACGGCAGTTCGTTCGCCATCGCGTTCTGGAACGGCTACGACTTCGTCACCAAGGGCATCAACGGCTTTGCCAGCCGTCAGGCCCGGCAGATGATCGGCTACGCGTGGTATCGCGCGGGCCGCGACATCGCGAAGGAAGAAGGCAAGCTCGACCACAACCAACCGGAGACCAAAGTGAACAGAGCCACAATGTATACAAAGCTGTACACCTACGATCGGAGCCCGCACGACGGGCTCGCGCTCGTGGCGACCGAGGGCTTGGCTGCACCGCACTACGTGCCGCTGGCCGACGCACCGCTGGAGGAGCGCACCGCACCGCGCACGTACCTCAAGCAGATGCACTACGTCGCCAACGCGATCCCGAACGGGCTCGTGATCACCGGGCGGCACATCAACCTCGTGCCGCTGCACTGGGCGAACCTGAAGGACTGGAACGCCGTGCGAGGTGTCGGATGAAGCGCGAACGATTCACGCGTGAGCAGGTGGGCGAGACGTTCCTGCACGCGTACGCGTACCACATGTGCGACGCCGGGCCGGGCGAGGAGTACGAGGCCCGCGAGCAGGTCTTGCACGGCACCGAGCGCGAGGCGGGTGTGTTCGACCTGCCGAGCGAGGCGAAGAAGGCCGCACGCGCGGCCATGCGCACCGCGGTGAAGGAGACCGGCAGCGAGCAATGGATCTGGTGCGTCGACCGCAAGGAGCTCTGCGCGGGGCGTTTCCTCCTCAGTGGCGGGACGACAACCGTCGGCACGTCGATGTGGGGCAACACGACCGAGCGTTGGTCGAATTGCGGCGGACACGAGACGGGAGATTTCGGTGAGTGACTTCACGCTCGCGAACCACGGTTCGATCTGCATCCTCACCGCCGTCACGCCCGCCGCGCAAGCGTGGGTTGACGATCACCTGCCGGAGGATCGGCTGTCGTGGGGTCGGCTCGGCACGGTCGTCGAGCCGCGCTACGTTGACGCCATCGTCGAAGGCATCGTCGCCGACGGGCTGGTGATCACATGATCGCCCTGCTCGGAACCATCGTTGTCGCCGTCATCATCATCGCGGCGTTGCAGCCGCGGCACGCGTGGCGTGACGACGGCGACGTGCGCGGTGTCGTGTGGCACACGGTGCGGATCCCATCCGCGCTCGAACGCTACACGATTTTCCGCGATCGCAATTTCCTGCGCGAAGATGCGGGCGAGCAGCGACTCGCCTGCAAGATCGTGCTTCCCCCTTCCACCATCCTTCAACACTACCGGAGACCGCAATGAACACGAAGACAAACGAAAACCCTGTCGTCACCGACGCCGACCTCGAGCGCGTGCGCCTCGAGCTCAATGACCGCATCGAAAAGTTCGGCCGCAAGGCGCTGGTCATCAAGGGCCAGCGCGACCGCCTGCTCGCGACGTGCAGGGAGCTCGCATTCGTGATCGACGCCCTGTTGGTCGGCGAGCACCAGAACCCCGACGACGTGCGCCAGATCCTCGCGCGTGCGCGCATCACGCTGGAGGGAATCCAATGATGGACTTCAGCAAGGTGCCCAACGCGAATCTGACAGAGGGTCTGCGCCTGTACTTCGAGCATCACCGGCCGACCGGCGGCTTCCTGACCGCCGTGTTGGAGAACGACCTGCGCGCCGCGTGCGAGCGCGCCGACATGACCAACCGGCGCATGCTGTTCGACATCGTCTCGTGGCTCTACAACGAGGCTCCTGCGCAAGCGTGGGGCAGCAAGGAGAGAGTCGAGCGGTGGCTGGCCGGGCCCGAGGTGCCATCGTGAGCCGCGAGGATGGCTGGTTCTTCACCTTCGGCTTCGGCCACAAGACCGCCGACGGTCGCAGCCTCGCGTCCTGCTACATCGTCGTGCCGGATCCGGACTGGGGCCGCGCACGCATGGAGATGGCGCGCATGCGCGGGACCGTGTGGGCGTTCCAGTACCCGATGTCGGAACTGCAGGGGCAGGTCGATCAGTTCGGCCTGCGCGAAGTCACTGAGGAGGAACTGTGAACGTGCGAACGAATGACCGCTGCGAGTGCGGCGCGCAGATCACGACCGCCAGCCTCGACAACTGCCACTACTGCGGCCGGTACCTCTCAGAGGGCCGCAGGCGGGGCTCGCGTGCGCTGGTCAGCATGCCGGAGGCCGTCGCGTTCCTTCTCGTCGTGGGCGCGCTGTACGCGGTCTGCGTGTGGGTCGCGTGCCAGACCGACGTGAAGGTCGGCATGTGGATGGCTGTGGTCGGCGCAGCCGTCGTGCTGCTGCTGGGTTACTTTCTTGCGAGGAACGTCGAATGAGCAATATCAACTCAGTCAGAAACCCAGAAAACGCTGCCTCGTGGCGCTCGCGCCGCAGGGGTGAGGGCTGGGTGTTCGTGCAGTTCTGGGCCCGCCCACCCGTCGCCGAGAAGCTGCAGGAGCTCGTCGACCGGGCGCGTGTCGTCGTGCCCGACGCCAAGCCCAAGGAGATCCTCGAGGATCTCATCCTGCACGCAAAGTGATACGCGAACGCATCATCCTGCCAGCAGGATGACAACCATGCCCCGGTGCAACGCCGGGGCTTTCACCCCAAGACTCGGACGCAGAACAACCAAGAATTCCCTGCATCCAAGCACTCTCTCAGCGCCAACCAATCCCACACGCAAGTCAGCACGATCAGCGACAGAAACAGCAGTGTCCATCCCACCACGACGCGCATCCGATTATCCGGCTCGCTCACTTCGGCCCGACCATCATCGTCGGCGGATGCGGCAGCAACTCGCGCGTCGGTCGCCACCAGTGCAAACAGTACTTGTGGAAATTTACATGCTCGCTCGCCGGGACGTGGTACTGCACCGCGTACTCGTCGGGCTGGAAGATGATCTTCGCGACCTGCTCCATCTCGCGGTACGTCGGCACGCGGTCGACGCGCGACACGCTGACGTGGTCCCAGCCGCCGCCATCGCTGCAGATCACGCGCAGTGTCTTGCCGTCTTCGCACGACATGAAGTTGAACATGCCGTTGCCGTGATCGCCGTTCCTGCCGTAGATCTTGAGCTCGTTCTCGACGTCGCGCGACAGGCCAAAGTCATTCAGATTTTTCATCGGTTTTTCGTCTCCATGCCTTTCGGTGTTTTGGTGCGTCGGCTGCCATCACCGACAACTCTGCTGCGGTGTACCAGATCGTCGTGTAGACGAAGCCCAGCTTGCGCATGCTGTTGCCGACGCGAAGCTGCTCCATGCGCCCCTGCTTGCCGACCTCGATCTTGAGCGCGCCCAACAGGATCTCGCGGGTCTGAAAGTTTTTCTTCTGCCGCTGATCAGGATCGCGGAGCCAGTCACCGATCACGTTCGTCCACTCGTCGCGGACCATGTACGCCTCGGTCGCCTGCGCGGCGAGCTTGCGAAGCCCCTCGTCTTCGATCCACCACTTGTCGCCTGCGCGGTAGCGCACGACGGCCTCGGCCCACAGTTGGTCGCGGTCGCGACGCAGTGCTTCCAGATCGATCTGCTCGCACACCGGCACCGGCCAGAACCGGACGTTGCCGGTGATGTCGGAGAACACTTCGTCGGGGTTGCTCGTGCCACAGAATGCGCAGCAGCGCGGGATCGTTTGCACGCGCCGCGCGTACGCCGGGCGGTACGTGTCCTCGTTGGTCGACAGGAACGCCTTGATCGATTCGACGTCGTCGCTGCGACGCACCTTCGCGAGCTCGGCCATCTCGATGAGCCAAACTTTGGAGCACTGCTCGATGGACTTCGTGCTGTCGCCTCCGATGGTGCCGTGCTGGATCGCGTAGTACGGTCCGCCGAGGATCCGGAACGCTTCGCTCTTGCCTGCGTCCTGCGGGCCGAACAGGATCAGGCAGGTCTTCACCTGCTCGCCGGGACGCATCGCGCGAGCGACCGCGGAGAGGAGCCACGCCGCGCCGACGAAGACCGTGTATTCGGTGCGCGCCGTGCCGCAGTAATTGAGCAGCCAGTCATCGATGCGCTTGACGCCGTCCCACTTCAGCGAGGTGAGGTAGTCGCGCACCGGGTGGAACGAGTTGCGATGCGCGACGACGTCGACGGCGCGGCTGACCAGCCCGCCGTGATGCATCCCGGCGCGGTCGTACCAGCACTCGAGTTCGGTGTCGTGGTGATCGGCCCACTCGAGCGGCTGGTCGCCCCATGGCGTCATCCGCGTCGTCGTGATGCATTGCCGGAGCTCGTCCCACGCGAGCAGCCCTTTCCACTCCTCGGCGTACTCCAGCGGCACGGTGGTGTTCTCGATGCAGCGCAGCGGTGTCTGCTTGCCGTCTTTCTTGTTCGTCGACAGGATCATCTTCTCGCGCCAGTCGGTCAGATCCCAGTTCTTGACCTTGGGTGCCGTGCGCGTTTTCTTGCGCGGCGGCGCGCGGCTCGGCACGAGGGCAAGCATGCCCGGCACCGCCGCGTCCGGCGCGATCAGGCCCGCGCGCACGGGCTCGTCGCCGTAGTCGTGCTTGTGCAGCCGGGCCACCCCTGCGATGGGCTCATTGAGCCAGTGGTCGAGCCGGGCACCGTCCCAGCCATCGTCCTCGACCGCGTCAGCGATGTCCCAGCCCTCGGTCATGTCGTCGGTCTCGATCAGCCAGACCTCGCTGGCGACGCCCCGCAGACGCAGCAGGAGCTCGTCACGGGCCTGCCTGCCCGCCTTGTCGGGGTCAGGGCAGAGGAAGACGACGCGCCCCTGCAGCGGGCTGAAATCAGCGTAGGCCACGCCGCCAGCGCCCGCGGGCCACGACGCGGCGACCCAGCGGCTCCCGCCGATCAGTGCGCCTGCGTCGGCAGCCTTCTCGCCCTCGAACAGGCAGACCACCGCGTCGGGCTGCTGCGTGAGGTTGTGCAGGTTGTAGAGCGGGCGCGGCGTCTGCCACTGCAGGCGCTTCCAGCCATCCTTCGCGTACGTCCATGCGCGGTAGCTCTTCACGAGATCGCCCTCGGCGTTCCACCACTCGTAGCGCGCGACGTAGAACAGCACCTCGCGCCCGGTGCCGTAATACGTCCAGACCTGCTTGAGCGCCCACGAGTGGCCCTCGCTCGGCGGGAGTGTCATGTCCTTCGGTTCGAGATCCTCCACCGGCGGCGCGAAGCAGATGCGCTCCGGCTGCGCGGGCACTTGGCGCGGGTACGCGATGCGCGGTCGCGAGTTGTCCTTGTCCGGCTTGCCGCCGATGATGTCGAGCGCCCGCTGAAACGAGCAGTCCTCGATGCGGCGCACGAACGTGATCGCGTCGCCGCCGACCGCGCAGGAGTGGCAGTAGAACATCTCCTTCTGCGGCACGACCGACATGCTCGGATTGCGGTCTTCGTGGAACGGGCACAGCCCTTTGAATTCGCGCCCGTGTTTGCGTAGTTCGACGTAGCGCCCGATGACGTCAGTGATGCTGACGGTGGCTTTCAAGCCTACCGTGTCGGCCATGAGAGTCTCCCCGCGTGCTGCAGCTACTGCCGCGCTCGCGTCTTGTTTTGTCTGCCTGCCATGACGTGCATGGCCCACCGCTCCGGCTTCGGATATTTTCTCGCGACGCCGATGCGGACCAGTTCCTCCAATGTTTTTGCGCGACCGCGTTCGCGGTCAAATTTTTTGCCGTAGCGGGACTGGGCCAGCATCTCCTTGTTGAGCTCCTGCAGTTCGCCGTCGACCTTCTTCGGCTCGACGCGCGGAACGCCGCCGACGACGATCGCGCCGCAGCCGGGGCAGATGCGGAAGGGCTTGCCGAACGTGCCAAAGCAAATTTTGCACATGTATACCGGGAGCGGCTTGTACTTCGCGCGCTTGCCGTCGAGTGACCACGGTCGCGGCTCGTCGGGCATGCCGTGCCGCAGGGTGTTGCCGACGTGGTCGAGATAAATTCCATGAGTCTTGCCGGGTGCGGGACGCAGCATCCTTCCGATGTACTGGAGGAAGAACGTCAGCGAGTCGGTGGGGCGCAAATCGATGAGGGATTGTACGCCGGGAATGTCGATCCCTTCGCCAAATAAATCCACGTTGCACAGGTGCGAGATCTCGCCGCGGCGGAAGTCGTTGAAAACCCTGCGGCGCTCGCCATCGGAGGTCTTGGCGTCCAGATGAACGGCCACGAATCCCGCGGCCTTGAACGCCTCGGCGGTGTGGAAGCTGGCCTCGACGCCGACCGAGCGGATCAGGCAGCGCGTGCCCATCGCGTGCCGCTTGTATTCGGCGATCGCATCGCCGAGGATGGTCGACTTTGCCACGCGCTCGGCGACCTGATGCTTGTTGAAGTCGCCGCCCTGATGCTTGAGGTGCGTCAGATCCAGATCCTTCGTCGGCGGCGCGAAGATCCGGTAGTCGGCGAGGTAGCCGTTGTTGATCAGCCAGCGCATCGGTGGCCCCTCGATAATCTCATCGAAGTGCTCGCCGAGGCCGCGGCCGTCCAACCGTTGCGGTGTCGCGGTCAACCCGACGTAGAACGCGTCAGGGAACAACTCGCGCAGGTGCGCCCACTTCGGCGCGACGCAATGGTGCGCCTCGTCGGGAATGATCACGCGCGGCTTGGCGAGGTACTGCATGCGCCGCGGCAGCGAGTCGATCAGCACGATCTGCAGCGACCGGCTGCCTTCGAGGTCGTAACCGCGCGCGACGATGCCGACGTCGAGCCCGGCGTTGGCGAATGCCTTGGCGGCTTGGTCGAGAAGCTCGCGCCGATGCACGACGAACCACATCGGCGCGAACCCTTTCCTGATTGACGTCGCGCACATCTTCGTCGCGATGACCGTCTTGCCGCCGCCAGTCGACAGGACGATCAACGGACGCATCACCTTGCGGCGCATGCTCGCCCGCACGCGCTCAAGCTGCTCCTCTTGGTGCGGGTAGAGCTCGATCATTGGTCGACCGGGGGCGGCATCCCTGCGACCAGAAAGCAAACGGTCTCCTTGTCGTCTGGCGTCGCCATCCTGATCTTGGTGTCGAAGTCGTACGCGACGACCCTCCACCGCCGACGGTTGGAGATCTGCTCGGTCGGGTTGAGGAACTTGCGCGCGTCAGCGATCACGTCGGCGTGGGCACCATGCACCTCGACATCGGTGTGGTGCCGCAACTCGCGCAGCAACTGCGAGAACGCGCACGTCGCGAACGTCATCACGTCGAGCTTCGGGTTTTGCGTCAACTGCAGGTCGGTCAGTTCGGTGACGCTCGAGAGGATCTCGTGCAGTTGCTGCGAGGAGATGTTGACTCCGCTCATTCCGGATCACCCACCGCCAGCTTGAGTTGCTCCGGCGGGCCGGGCTGCTTGGTCGCGTCGAAGATCTGCTCGGGCTTCAAGCCGATCGCCTCACGGGCATGCAGGGGCCGCACCTCGAAGCGGTAGTACTTCGCGAAGTTCTCGGCCTGCGAGCGGCCATTCGCGATGACGTAGATCACGTCGCCGCTGATGCGATCGCGCACCTTGTAGGGCAGGGGTTCCCGCGGCTCGCGCTTCTTGGCGACGGGCGCAGGCGGGGGTGTGGGCGTCAGGACGGGAGTCGTGGCGGTCTTCTTCTTGCGGGCGTTGTCGTTCATTTGTGGATTCCTGTACTTTTCCAGTTCGGTGGCTCCGGCCTCGATCATTCGTTCGAGGGCTGCGGAGTGTTCGGGTTTCTTGATGCAGTGTTCACAGCAGAGAACTTCGTGTCGGCCGTATCCTCCTTCGGGGTTGATGGTGTAGTAGCCGTCGCAGGGGTCGAGAAAATGCATGCCGTAGCTGCAGAATCGGATGTAGTCACCGCGCGCGTGGACGTTCACTCGACGTGCCCGATCAGCTTGTGGTAGTCCTCGATGCACTCGACGCTCCCCGCGATGCCGCCGGAGTCGCGCACGAACTGCAGGTACTTTTGCTGATCCTCCCAGCGTTGTTTTTCCTTCTTGTTGCGCGGGCGAAAGCCGAGGCGCTTGCACTCGATGGCGGTGAAGACGGGCACGATCTCGTCGACTCTGAAGAGTTGCCGGTAGCACCTGCGAGTGAAGCCGATCATGTCCGCGCCGCCCTTGCCGCCGACGCCGTACGGCACCGTGTATACATTTCCACTCTCGGCCGTGTACTTCGCCATGCCGATGTTGTTGCGCCAGAGCCGATTGCCGAGCCGCGTGGCCTCGACCATCAGTTCGCCGTAGAGATCAACTTCCACCGGCGGCGACCTGCGGCTGCTTGCGTTTCGCTTTTTCCAGCTTGCAGACCTCGATCAGCTTCATGCCGGTGTCCCACGCTGGCATGACGCCGCCCTTGATGCGGTGGATCGTTGGCTGGGTGACGCCGACGGCGTCGGCGATGTCCTCCTGCCTCCAGCCGCGTGCGAGGAGGGACAGGACTGCGAATTGTGGGGTCATGGGGCGCTTTGCCTCCGTTGGCGAGATGCCCGCGAGGATACGGCAGTGATCTGTGCCTTTCAATGAGTATTGACCACTTGTATCCCCTCGCGTATTCTGGCGAGTGCAAGAAACCGCCCACTCACCCCCAAAGGAAACCCCATGAGAATCACCGCGCCCGGCATCTACGACATGCCGTTTTCTGAGTACCTCGCGGATCCCTGCGAGAACCCCTCGCTGTCCTCCTCGATTGGACACAGGATGCTCACAGCTTCTCCACTGCACGCTTGGCAGGAGCACCCCCGCCTCGGCGCGCTCGGCACCTTCGAGGCGAACGAAGCCGACATCGGATCCGCCGCGCACGACCTGTTCCTGCACGGCGAGGAACGCATCGTCGTCGTCGACGCCGACAGTTGGCGCACGAACAAAGCAAAGGACGAGCGCGACGCCGCGCGTGCGGCAGGCAAGATCCCGATGCTCGCGATCAAGATGCCTGCGGTCAACGCGATGGCTCTGCGTGCGCACCGCTTCATCGAGCAGTCGCAGTTCGACGGCATCTTCGAGCGCGGCGCGGCCGAGCGCACGATCGTGTGGAAGGAAACCGGCCCCGACGTCAAGCACGACATCTACTGCCGCGCGCGTCCGGACTTTATGACGCACGACTACGACCTGATCCTGCACTACAAGACGACGAGCGCGAGCGCGCGCGCCGACAAGTTCATCCGCGGCATCATGCAGAACATGGGCTACGGTTTCAGCCTGCGCTTCTACGCGCGCGGCCTGTCGCAGATCATCCAGCCCACGCCGCACACCCACCACCTGATGCTCGTGCAGGAGCAGGACGCGCCGTACGCCTGCACGCTGATCGGCCTGACGCCAGCGAAGGCGCAGATCGAGGACGACCGCGTGAAGGTCGCGATCAACAAGTGGCAGCACTGCATCGCGGACGACCACTGGCCCGACTACGA